AATAGTGTGCGGCTTAGTGGAAGGTGTCAATGTTCTGTCTGCCCGATCAGCAATGGCTGAAGATTGCAGTGTTGGCACGTTCTGTGCGCCCAAAGCTGTGCTTGGTGTTGCACCAACCAGATGTGATTTTACTTTCATTGCGATCGAAAGAGAGGGTAGAGCTAGTTTGTATGTTGCTGCGGCTGATGCAGTTTTATCATTCAAGCCTGGGCATGATATCACCAACATATAAACTTTGCTGGTATCTAGTGCGATCTCTTTCATCTTAATGTTGATGGGGTTCTGACGTTGGTTTAGTGATGTGTAAAGCTCTGCAGGAAACTCCAGTGCAAACACCGTTCTATACTCAGTGTCATTATTTGCGGTGATGGCTGAGCCTTCGTTATTGGTTTTGCCTCTAAATCTTTCTAGTAAGCTTACTTGGATATCCAGCGCTGTCACATTATCAAAATCCAATGCACCGCCAAGGTGAATGCTTGATGCATTTTCAAAGCCTTTTGATGCGATGGCGGCTGCTTCTGCTCTCTGATCAAAACTAAGTGTAAGTTCATCAAGCACGATGCGTGTCTTATCAACTGCAGTATCACTGGAAGAAAAAAGCTCTTGAAACTCTGGAAGTATCACAGGGATGGCTGCTTCTTTCTGGCTGTCATCAAAACCAGGTATTGCAAAGTAAAGCGTGGTAGAACCTCTCGGCTCTTTGAGCTGATCAAACTGCACCGATCCACTGGCCACGTTGTTTGATCCACTAATGATGGGATCGTAGATGTGATCCGATAAAAGCTTTACACCTCGGCTGAGTTGCTTAAAGGCAAACTTTGTCATTTTTCTATCTCCTCCAGCAAGGTAAGCGTTGAAGCCCAATCATACTTTGCCATCGGATCCAAGCCCCAAGGTTCAACCAAAGCAACTGGCCCCACTGAATATCCATACTGCGGTATCACCAGGCTCCATCTTACTCGAGCACCTGATGGCAGAGGTATGTTCAGGTTTTCCAGGTTGATGTGTATTGCACGTATTCCGTTTGTGTTATTTGCTGCCTTAACTGTAGGAAAAGATATAGCAGGGATCATTCCAGCACTGACACTGGAAAGAGCAGCACTTTCAAGAGTTGCTCGAAAAGAGAAAGCTTCACTATCTGCTTTGAACAAGTGTCGAGCTACAACCTTGCTACCTTCTTGTCTCTGCTCGGGTGATATCGGGCTATCAACTTCTACCACCACGTGCATGTCTTTGAAAAACTTACCTGCTGCGTAGTTGTCAGTGTCAATCAATCCAGCTGCGGAAAACGAGTTGTATCTAAACTCGTCACCGTAGGCACTTGGTATCTGAGAACCTGATAAGTTGAAAGCTAGCTGGTTGTATGTCATCACATACGAAATGCTGTCCAAGATGGCACCGTCTGCACCTACCTGATGTGCTTGTGTCCAACAAAGCTGGGTAGATTCCAAAATACCTGGGCCTGGGGATGTCTGATCGATGTTAAGTTTTCTTTCATCAGATCCGCCCGGGCTACTCATTGATGGGTTGGTGATGCCTTTGATACGAAACACATTTTGTGGTGTGCCTTTGTCATCGACAGTGTCTGTTACCACATTGGCTGCTCTTAGCCAAGGCATCATGTTTTCTCCGCCTATGCCACTACCGTGGTAGGGATATTGATAAGGCTTAAGATCTGATCCACTAAATCCTGATGAAGCTTGTGCTCCACTGCAAACAAGCCAGCTTGAGTGGTAGGTGTGTTCGAGATATCTGTTCTTGATATCACCACGCGGAATGTTATTCATCCGCTCTTCAATGCTGTCATTGACATCATCGAGACGATCACTATCAATAGTTGTCTTATCAGAGAACTGCTGATCTGTAATAGTTCTATTGCTCACGTAATATTCCTTGCGTCCGCATCAGTTTGAACGTTGTTAAAAGTGTGAGTGCTGGGGTTGTAGCAACCTAGTGCAATAGCATTGGCAGCTGCACCCTGGTTGTTGATGCTGAAACCTGAGGCATTCATGACGCCTGTCTCTAGTTGAGATCTGAAGACGCAACCATTGAACGTTGCTTTTCCGCCGTTGGCCATCACTACGTGCCCTGTCAGATCTGATGCGGTTCCACTAGTTTCTGCATCATGCAACCTGATAAACTCACAACCGATAAAAACTACGCGTGAAGTTGCACTTATATTTACCAGTGTTTTCTTTGTTGTGGTGTCACCAACATCCACAAACTTACAGCCAATAAATACTGCACCGATGGCATCAACTTCTACGCGCCGCTGAAACTCTGCATCAGATACACTTTTGAATGTTGAAAACGGCTTATCAACTTTTTGAAGAGCCATGTTGCCATCACCTAATGTAAAGTAGTTTCCTACCTTCTTGGCAAAATCAAATGCATCAAAGCTTGTAAGCAAGTTGCCTAGAGCAGAGTTTGCGAAACGGTTTCTTTCGCGGTTAGTAAGATCTAAGTTCAGCTCTTTGTTTGCAAAAAACTCTCTTAGCCTTCTCATCGGCCTCTCCTACGCTTACCAGCAACATACCTGAAGCAGAACTTCACAGAAGATATAAACATCTTTTCAGCTTTGTCTCTAATAAAACCAAAAAGTGTTACTGAAACGTGCTCACCTCTTGTTGATTGGCTCATCGAGATCGTGTCGATCTGGCTTTCGTCGATGAGGAAGTTGCCGGTGCCGGAACTGGTTGTAGATCCATAAGTGGCAGATCCTGAGAACACACGTTCCGCCATGATCCCTGCGGTGCTATCATATAGCCTGTCACGTAGGGCATCTTTGTCCGGCACGGTGGTGAGTGCAAAGGTGTTGTTTGCTTGAGAAGAGTTGTCAATGATTTGGCCGCTGTATTCTTTTCTATCGGCTTCGAACTGGGCATTGAGCAAACCCCAAGGCCAGCTATCACTAGTAGCCGCCCTACCATGCGTCCCCATTTTGGAGTAGAGCCCTCTTGCTCTGATTTGATTTCCATCGCCTATCTCGCTTCCTTTGTAGAGCCAGTGTATGCTCTGTGATACTTGAGTGTATGTATCAACAACACCTACCAAGCTACCTGAAAGGCCTCCTGCAAGATCTGATCGAACCGCTTGTTGCCACGCTATGAGATGGCAATCGTTAAGATTTGTAGCCGAACCTGACACAGAGTTTAGTTTCATGAGCGCCACGTCGTTCGATGTGTGTGCTAAACCGTAGTTGTTTGTGTCAAAGGCCGAAACACCTGATTTTGGTGCAAGCTTAAATGCACACAGTGTGTTTCTGTTTTTAGTTGTCATGTTCAAATAGGGTGAAGTATTGTTGGCGGCAACAACTGTTTTGCTACCGTCGTATTCTATGCATATGTGTTCGCCAGCGGCGTTGGGTGTGGTTGGAGCGGCGAAAGCAGATTTGAAAACATGCCACCCGTCTCTCAGCGCCTGGCGTTCTGGCTCTAGAAGAAAATCTAGATCGGTTGCTGATGTTCCACTAAGCACCGGCTGCCAGTGGCTTGTGTCGTAGCGGAAAGAGAGCTGCAAGAAATCAACTTGATCAGCTTGCGCAGTAACCATGTCTGTTGGAGCACACCGAGCAGCCACACGAAGGACGAGGTTGCCGTCTGGATCAAACTCTGGTTTCTCTATGTAAAACTGTCCATGTGCAGGTTGGCCGTCTTCTAGAATGTATTGTCGTCCTAGCACTGTGCGTTCATCTTCGTTCTTAACTGATCTGTCAAGAGCACCACCTCTACCTAGTTGGCAGATAAAGTAAGAGTTGCTTTGTGCTGTTTGGCCGTCGTTGTTGTCTCCTACAGCTCCGTTTCTGATATCTGTAGGATCTAGAAACTCTTCTTCTTGTAATCCACCCACCGCAAAAATGGTGCCGTCAATGGAAAGCACTTGCATGTTTGGCAGGTTTCTGGTGGCTTTTACTTTGGATTGCGGATCTAGCACATCTTCGTAGTTCCAGACAAAGAAGCCTGTGCCTATCTTGAAAACAACTGTTAGGTTCAGAGATGGCATTGAGAAGAAGATTGATTGTGTGTCATCATCATGTGCCATCGAAGCCTTTGGTTCTGCATTTGCAGCTTCAAAGAAAGTGCGTGGCTGTTCATTGCTGAATGTCAGATATCCGCTCTGTGTGGTGTAGTTATTGTAAGGGTTGCTCATTCCACCCTCAAACAAGTGCTTGATCGGATCACTGATAGTGTTGATCTGCGCACCGTTTGCTGTGTGAATACCGCTTCTGTCACCCCAAATCATCAGGGTGCCTATAGTGGTTTTGGCCAGTGGCCCGTAGCAACCAATGGTTTCTGAGATGCGAATGGCTTCACCGCCTGAGAGCAGAGCACCTGTTGCGGGCGCCTGGTAGATGAACGTCTCACCCTCGGTAAAAATGTAGAGGTAAGATCCGACACCATGCACGGCTGTGATCTCAAAATCACTCTGAATGGTGATGAAGTTTGCAGCCTTGAAAGCATTTCTTAGATCAAAATCTGAGAAGAATATTTCACGTCCTCGAGCCACAACCAGCGAGTTCTGATACTCTGTGATGGCAGCTGGATTGGGTAGATCACCCTCTGTCAAGTATTCGAATGCATCTTGTAGCACCGGGTTTTTTACTGGCACGATGCGCGCAAAAGTTGCGCTTTCAGAAAACGGCTCAGAGCTGTCGTTTGGAAAGGACACAATGTTTGCCTGCTTGCTCTTGCTCTTCTCAAACCTGCGTGGCCTGTAAGAAGAGGGAACGTAGCAGTGTAGTGGTAGTGATGGTGATCCAAAGAAGATCTTGTTATCTACCATTGTGAAGGACACAGGCTCGTCGGTTGCACCACCAACAAAACGCTGACGATCAAAATCTGCATCTGTCTCATACACACCTTTGGCAAACTTGGCTGGCCTTGCATCTGGCCGCTCTTGGTTTGTGCGGTGGATGATCGGATAGTGCCAGATGTTGTCTGTTTCCAGATCATAAACTACTGCCTCAAAACCCTTTACCACGTGAGCCTTGGAAGACACATCTTCTATCTGAGGTGATGCGTCACAATCTGATGTCACGGCAATCGTCTGCAAAACTGTCAAGATCTGACGAGCGCCACTAGGTGTTCTGAAGATGGTAGATCCTAGCACCTTTTGAAAACCGTAATCTGTTCTGATGCTGAAACCGATGTCTTGCAACGGGTTGTTGATCAGCGACAGAGTGCTGTCAATGTTGGCCACCTGTCCCCAACCTGGCCGAACTTCAAGCGTCTTGTTGGGGATCCACATGTTTTGGATCCACTCAGGCCCACTCTTATCATCAGTGGATTGCATGCCTGTAAGCAGGATCTCTATTTCGTTAGTTTTTGTTGCCACGTTTTTTCCTCGAAGCGGGTGGAAGCTGATCTACGATGCCGTCTTTCTTCTTCTTCATGCGCAGCGCTGCTTTGCCACGTGGTGTGGTTGGTGTGCCATAATCTTCCTTTAAGATGGGAGATAGTGAAGCGATCGTTGCTGCCATCAGAAGCTCACCCACCAACCCTGGTTTGATCTTTGCTGCTGCAAGAACGAAGCAAAATCTGTTTCTAGCGTCTTGGCTTTGGCCTCAAGTTGCTGATTGATGCCTCCGTCTTTGATGGCGTAGTATCTTGCGGCGTAGATGGCAATGAGTGGATGAAACACGTGGTTGTCATCGATGTAAGTGTCGGTTGCAAAGTTGAGTGATCCCACCGGTGTGTAATCAATGCGGATCTGCTCTGAGGTGTCTGTGTTGCAAATAAGCTTTGTGCCAATGAGTGTCATCTGTAGCTGTGGGCCGATATCAAAGTTGAACACTTCAAAATCTGTTTCGTTTTGCACCAGCGCCACTTCATACTTGATGGCACCGCTGCTATCTACTGCAAAGATGCGGTTCAGTTTGAAAAGCCGCTCAGCATTTGTTGCCGTAGATCCCATGATGGGCCCAGCAAAACCGTTTGGTGTCACTGCAGAGAGATCAACGTCAAGAGTGTTTGCATTTTGCAGTGCAGAGTAATCGATCTGTGCTTGCTTGATAAGCTGAGCTGGATCGTGCTGCATGATCACATTTCGATACTCGTCAAAGCCTAGTTCCAAAAACTGGTTGGTGTCGGCATCAGTTTGAAATGTGGTGTCTGTTTCGTCAATAAACTGAAGAAACATTGATTTTACCTGAGCGGGTGTCATTGTTGTCCTCCTGCATTACGCATCGCCTCTGTTTCCATCAGCACTCCAGAATCATCTTCCATTGCCACTCGTTCTCTTGGGTTCTTGACGATATCAACTTGTTCAACCGCTGTAGCGATGTCTAGAGCTTGAGCACCTGTCTGTGCAGCTGCAGCCGGCGATCTTTGCAGTGCAACCGCGTCAATGGCTTCATCTCTTTCAGGCTCAGTTCTTGGGAACACCTTGAAGTTCAGCAACGCCTTCTCGTAATCTGCCGCCGGAGCACCAGCTGTGCTCATCGCAACCAAGACGTCTGACATGTAATCTTGAACCGCTGTGTCTAGATCGTAGTATTCGTCGGTTCTCATGAACTCTGTAAATACTTCGATAAAGATCGGTATGTTATCTGAAGCAAAGATCTCTACCTCGTCACCGCTCTTAATGGCAGCCAAGATCTCAAGTGCGTGTGCGCGTTCCACGGTTTCCTTGGTTACAAAATCCAAGCCAGTGTGACGCATCAGTGCAACACGTGCTTCTTGTGGTGTAATGATCTGTGCTTGCAACATGCCCATCACTCTCTGATCTCTGGCTTCCGCCTCATCAGCAAACATGGAACCGGCTTCCACAAAGATCTCTGGATCTTCTAGCAGATCTGTTCTTCTGAGCTCCTTGAATATTACCTTGCCTGTGTTATCCAGCATACGCATCATCTTGCTTTCTGGATAGTGTTCTTTCATCAGCTGTAACACTCTCTCTGCAAGGTGCTTCACTGCTTTTTCAATATTCTTCTGTGTAACCTGCAGCTGGCTGACATCTTGTGAGGCAAGAGCTTCGATAGCTTTACCAGATGTCACACCAACAGCACGTCTTCCCAGTGTAGTAGAGTGTATTCCAGCTACGTCCTGCATCTCTGCTTGAATGCGAGAGATATTATCGAGGACGTAGCCAGGTATTGGTGCCGCATTTACCATTTGAGGAACGCCACCTGCTGCATTGTAATACACCTTTTCGCCGGGCCGGCCTTTGATCTGATCTGCAGAAACTCCAGCCGTTTTGGGTATCAGCCATTTTGGATTTGACATTAGCTCAACGTTGGTTACCACTTGGGCACGCGATCTGTTGTAAAGATTTTGTAACTCAACCATTGGCTCCAAAAGCCCGATACCCCAGTAACGCCCCGGCACTTCCGTGTATCTGATGATATTGATTGGGTGTTTTCCGCTCCATTCGCCTTCGAACAGAATGGTGTTACCCATCATCACTCCGGTTGTTCCATCGTTACCGTATATTTCAAAGATAATCACTCGATCATCTAGTGTTTGATAGTTTGTGTTGCCTGTGTCGTATGTGTCTGATGTGGCTGTAGGTGCGTCATCGATCGCATCAGCGTGATCAGGATACGCTTCCTTTAGATCACCCTTGGTGACGAACTGACGTATAGCAATAAAGCGGCTCTGCTTGTCACTCTGAGCTCCCTTCTCAACGTAGATATCATAGGGAGAAACAACCTCAGTTCGCACTCTTTCTTCCCCAGGATCGTAGAAAGTGTGGAGCGCAGTAGTTCCGCACGTAAGTAGCCACTCCAACATCTTGGCAGCCTTTTCAGCAAAATCATCCTCCTGATAATAGTATTGAAAAGCGTCTTCAGCCATGCGCGCTTTGATCAGATCTTCTGTGCTGGGTGAAGCGGGTAGCACTGTGATGTTTGGCACCGTGATCTGTAGCTTGGACAGCACAGTTCGGTAGTATTGCAACATCAGGTTGATTGTCACACGAAAACGCCCCGGGGAGGGGCGCTGTGAGATGTATCGGCTGACGTTTCTGTCATACTCAAGGTGCTGACGTCCTTGCACGTAGAGCAGTGAAACATCCCACACACGTGTGTAGATTGTTCTACCAGCCTCATACTTGTCGATCAGGCCTTTATATTCGCGTAGTTTTTCTTCGCTCATTTCTTACCTAACTTTGCCTTCATTGCCTGACGGCGTTCAAGAACACCAGCGGCTTGCTGCACACCCTGTGCCGCAGCACCCATGTCCTCATCCGCTAAGCCGCCAAGGGCACCACCAGCAGCCATACCAAGCTGAGCACCTGTCAATGCACCGGCTGGGCCACCCATAAATGCACCTGCTATACCACCAAGAGCGCCACCGGCCAAGGTAAGAGCTCCGCCCGCTTTGCTCTTTTTCATCGACATGGCAGCCGCGCGTTTGGCTGCGCTCTGCGCTTCTCTAGGATCAAACAAACCTTCAGCCATTTATTCCTCCGGCCACAGCGCGTCCATTGGTGAGCTAAGATCTGCTTCCTTTGAAACGCGCTCTCTTTCTTCTTTTATACTGTCAATATTGAGAGAAATGCGCCACATCAACCAAGCACCAGAAAGCAAGAATGCTGAAAGAGGTAGGTGAAATAGGATGATGTCCAAGGCGCTGTTCTCCGTTTAATCTGATTGCTCCTGCAGCCCTTTTAAGGCCTAAGGAACATAAGGCTGGGGAGCACAAGGCTCCCCAACCAGGTTGTTCCCGAAAGAACTAAACCGTGATCCCAGCGAGAACGCCGTTCGCATTGGGCTGCGCCGCAACGATCTCGTAGTAGTGACGGTAGTAGCCTTCGAAAGCATCGGTTCCGGTGGCTCCAAGAGCGGTGCGCTGAAGAACGCTGCCGTCCAGATCCGCGAAGCCGGGTGCTTCCAACTGGCACATCTTCCACGTGCTTGGGCAGAGGAAGAACATCACACCCTTCAGGGCCTGACGTGAGACGCGCATCGGAATACCTGCGTATCCCAAGCTTACCACATCAACACCGGCATCGAGCTTCTTAGCTCCGGTGCCCTGAGCAGTGCTGCCCTCAATGGTTCCCTGCAAGAGGGAAACATAGCTCTGACGAACCTGTGCGTGCGTAAGGATAACTTCAACTTCCTTACCACTGGAGGTGCGCACGTCGTCGATCACCTTCTGCATGTCGGCGAG